TGGTGCAATTACTCTTTTCATTAATTGCTTCTCCATCATATCCATTTCGTCAGCAACAGAAGCAAATCCACTAGACGAACCTAAACCCACTAAAGCCGGAGACATGCATTTATGTCCAGATAGTATTTTATTTGAAGCCTCAGCACCTAAAAATTCCCATTGCTTATGAGCAGTATTATTCTCTACGTTTACAATAGTTGTATCTTCTGAATCTTGTCTTTTAAAGTTAAAGGCTTGTTTATTTGCGTTGCTAGAACCTCCTAATTTACCTTGTGTGTCTGCAATATATTTATCTTTCTCAGAATCTGACCAATGAGCAGAGTTTGGAATGTTTACAATACTACCAAATGACAAACCATTAACAATATGCGAAAAGTAATAATTACTTAGTTCTTCTTCAATTCCGGCATATTGCAAACAAGCGTCATAGTCTGGATTAGCAAAATATTCTTGTCCTATTTGATAGGGCATACCCACGTAAATCTCAGGCTTTTCAAAACCAAAATCTTCAGCAAAACCAAAAGCAGGATATTCGACAGGTTTAAATTTTGCTTGATATTGCTTAGTCCAGTCTGCGGAATACCAATAAGAACGAACAACCCCGTCGTCATCTTCTACGCTTGGAATTACATTTGATTTTGATATGTGTTCTAATTTAGCTAGTTTTTTGCGATCGCTTTTTTGTCTATGTATAACGATAGATAATTCTCCTAATATTTGGTAATCAATTACGACAGCCTTAACTTCTTTGAACGTCATTAATTCAGAAAAGGCTTGTAAAAGCAAACCATCTTCTTCTTCATCGTGAATTGATAAACCACGCCCATAAGCTAAGTCTGCATAAGCGTTATTGACTGCTTTGTTCGTAGTACTTCCGTTATATCTATCAATAATGTATTTGTAATTCTCATTATTACGCCCATTCATAACCCAATTACGAGAGGTGTTTTCTCTTATAGGCTGTTTGGTGTACTTGTTAAAACCTACAAATCTAATATCTGAATTATCGTATTTAAGCATAAATGTATTTGTCTTTTGTAATCTTATAATCTTGTATCGTTTGTTCGGTAAAGAACAACTTACAGCGATAAGTTACTATGTTGTTTTCTGTTAACTTTAAAGTAAACCGCTCTCCTTCTAAGCCTGTTAAATCAAACACAAGCGACATCACACCATAAGCAATGGTATAAGTAGGTGTTAAGGTTAAGACCACGCTTGAAGCCTCGTTTGTAAACTTTGCGCTTAAAACGTTTGTAGGGTAGAATCTAGGCTCAATCTTGATAGTGTGTGCCGTTAAACTCGGTTTTAATACTTTCATTACTATTATAACTAAAAAAGTGTAATTTTGTTACTAATTTGTAATATATTTGTAAAAACAAAATAAAATGACTAAAGAAGAAAGAAAGGAATATAATAAACAATATTATTTAGCAAATAAAGAAAAAGCAAAACAATATAGTTTAGATAATAAAAAGGAAAAAAAGGAATATAATAAACAACATTATTTAGATAATAAAGAATATAAAAAAGAAAAATCAAAACAATATTATTTAGATAATAAAGAAAAGGTAAAAGAACAGCATAAACAATATTATTTAGGTAATAAAGAAAAGAGAAAAGAATATAATTTAGATAATAAAGAAAAGTTAAAAGAAAAGGGGAAGCAATATTATTTAGATAATAAAGAATATAAAAAAGAAAAATCAAAACAATATTATTTAGATAATAAAAAGGAAATAAAAGAATATATTAAACAATATAATTTAGATAATAAAAAGGAAAGAAAAGAATATCACAAACAATATCGTTTAGGTAATAAAGAAAAGGCAAATGAATATGCTAAAAATAGAAGAAAAACCGACCCAATTTTTAGAATGATTTCAAATATAAGAGCTTCAATTAGAGGTACATTAAAAAACAAAGGATACACTAAGAAAACAAATACTTATAAAATATTAGGCTGTGAATATGATTTCTTTAGTAGTTATTTAGACTTACAAAATTACGATGAAGATTCACATTTAGACCATGTAATCCCAGTATCTTTAGCAGATACAGAAGAAGAAGTTCTTTTGCTAAATCACTATTCTAATTTTCAAATATTACCATCAATAGAAAACATTGTAAAAGGTAATCGTTTTGTTAAAATAGAAAATTATATGCGTGTTTTACATAACCACCCAAACCCTAATAAATTAAAACAAATTGTAAATCGTTCAGATATAAATATAATGTAAATAAAAAACCCTATAAATTTAATTATAGGGTTTTAAATCAATAAATGTTAATCTTAAATTATGCAACAATTCCTAAAAATGCTGTAACTGTTGATGCGTCTAAACTTGGAGAGAATCCCTTTTGCTCAGCCACTAAGGTAACATTGTACCCGTTGAAGTCTGCTTTTGCACCACCCGTTACAAGTTCCGCTGTTGAAGTAACGTTAAACGATTTAATTGCAACCCAACGATACTGGTCGTTAGAATCTTTGTAAACAGCCGAATTTTGACCCTCTAAAAGTTTTTCCAACTCTACGTTTGTTGCAGAATTAACTTGTTTTAATTGAGCCACTAAAGTAACTGTATTTACTTTGTTACCTGTTTTTTTGTCAGCTAAATTAGATTCTGTTAACGTGTTTCCATCGCCTTGAATCTCATATTTGTAAGCCGCTGTTAAACCAGCGCTCTTTGCGGTAGCTACATTTGCTGAAACGGTAAAAGCATCAGCAAGATAGTTAAAGAAATAAATCTCCTCAACCCCACCTTGTAAATTATCGCAGGTTCTTAAACGTCCTGCCGCTATATCACACGCCATATTTATATATTGTTTTAAAAACCACCCCCATAGCTAATGCATGGAGGGAGTTTTTTAATTATTATTAACCTACGTATAAAACGTTGAATTTCTGATTTACTACGTGAGCAAAAATCGTAAAGATTACATCATAGAAATAATCTTTTCTAGGCGCTGGGTAAGGGGCAATAGAAATGTTAGAATAGTCATCTAATAAATCTGTACACCACATGAAGTTTAATGGTACACCTGCTAAGATTACGTTTGCAGCTAATGGCACAAATACAATCTCTACGTCTAAGTAGAAATACTTACCACTTACCATATCAACAGAGAAAGTATCTCTATAAGTTTGCGCTAAGTTAAAGTTGTTTATTAATTTCTTAACACCTCTTGAAGCGTAGATTAAAGGCTTGTCCGCACCGTCTAAAACTTCATCAGGAATAGCGTTGTAAACTTTACCCATTTCAGTAGCAATGTTTGCAACAGTTAAAGTAGTTCCTACGACTTTAATTCTCTTACCTACTGCCGCTTTGTTGTATATAATTTTAGCAGTTAAAGAATCAAATAAAGTAGTTGGCATTGCAGCTATTAATGCTTTTTCTTGAGTAGAAACAGCAGTATTTGGTGCACCAACAGTAAGACCAGAAACAGTAGATTTAGTTGCAGCTAATGCACCATTCCAATATTTGTTTTCTGAATCTGAACTAATTAAAGGTGCAACACCGTTTATTACAATTCTGTTAAAATCATCTGATATATCATTGATAGCACCAGGCTTCATATCTCTGTTAAAACGAGTTGAACGTAAATCGTCTGGTGTAAATTTATCAATAAACTCAACTTTTACAGGCGTAACAATTGTGTCTTCTAAACCAATATCACCAGCCTCTGAACCTGTTGGGTTAACTGACCACGCTTGCATGGTAACTGCATTAATGTTTTCAGTAATAACACGACCTGCTTTAATTCCTGTTTCAAATGATACTAAACCATCTTCAACTGTTTTATTTTTAAATAAAATTTCAGCAATTATTTCTGCTTTGAAATCTGTTGGGATTTGTGCCCCAGTATAACTAATACCACTCATATCTTATCTATTTATTAAATTGCTTATTTTTCTCTCTGAATTTTTCGTACGCTGAAAGATTTGCGCTTTGCATTGTATTTGTTTTTTTGATTGATGCAGTTGCTGGTTGCTTACCTAGCTCTAATAAGTCCGCATCTTGTTTGCCTAATTTAACCTCTAATTCGTCTACTTTTTTAGATAATGAAGCGCTTTCACTTTTCATTGATTCTAAAACCGCTTGCAAATCGTCAATAGCTTTAGTTATTAATTCTTCTGTTGAAGATGTTGGCATAACATCATCCATTGGAGGTTGATCCATCATTGGCTCATCCGCTAAAATAACTTCCTTAACCTCTTCTACAACCTCATCAACTTTCTTAGGACTTAAAATCTCCTTTAGTTGCGTAAAGCCATCTTTAATAGCAGACAAAATAACGTTGTCTTCTTTTACTTGTTCATCCATTTTATCTACTTTATTTAAATTTAATTGTTCTTCAAATTGCATAAATGCGTCTATGCTAAAACCTTTTACTTTACCTGTTTGTACGTACTCATCCCAAACCTCTTGATTATCTAATTGCATTACACCCATCCACGAACCTTTAGGGTATTCGAAACCAAAGTTTGTAGATTTGTCCACCTTAGGGTTTTCAACTATCCACGTTTCCACGAATGAAACACCTTCGATAGATTTACCGTCGTGCTGTATTGTAGAGTTGTTTTGGTTGCCTTGTTTTTGAAAATTATAAGCAACGTCTTCAATGTCTTGCGCTTCAAAATAAACAGTATAGTAACTGTTTTCTTCTTTGTCAAATCTTAAAACCTCTTTGTTAGGCTCTAAAATTAAACCCATAACACGCCTTTTATTTGCATCAACTTGCGCAAATTTTAAAGCGTGTTCTTTTTGAAACTGAATAAAATCTCCCTCCATTGCTGGCTCGTCTACTAAAGAAACTGCGTAAACACCTTTTCGGGTTGGGTTAAATTTTGCTCTGTATTTTTTCATTACTATTATAACTATTTTTATGTTAAATTGTTACATTATAATTAAATGCTACCTATATTTACTTTATTCCTATCTAAAGACTGCTGGCTAGTTACATCACTGCCTACTACATAAGCTCTTGTTGGCGTTTGATTTTGCGCATTTAAACTCTGCGCTATTTGGTTTGAGTTTGTGCCTTGTACTAAGTTAAAACTTGGTGGTGCAACTTGGTTACCTCCTCCTGTACTAGCACCAGCACCGCCACCTGTTCCGCCTTGTCTTGTTGATAGTATGTTTTTAACCTGAACAGCACTAAAAGCCCCTGCAATTCCTGCTTGTATTAATGGGTAAGCAGGAAATAAAGCTGTAATAGGCGACTTTTGAGCTGTTGTAAAAGCGTTTTGTACCCCTTCTATTCCGCTTATTGTGGCCTGTGTTACTGCAATCCCTTTTCCTATTGCACTTCCTCTACCAGCTAAATCTACCAATAAAGCAAAGCCTTGATTTAAAATATTTTTCTTAGCCTCTGCAACTTTATCTTCTAGGTTTATTCTGTCTAAAGCGTCTTTTAAACGTGCATCTTCTTTGTTTAATTCTATTTGGTTTTCCTCTTTGTTAAAATCGTCTATAATTTTCTTTTGCTCATCTGCAATAAGTTTAGTATAGTATTTCTTTAGCTCAAACTTTTGTAATTCGGTTGCCTCTAGTCTTTCTAATTCGATTAAATCTCTTTCAAATTGTCTTTCTAGTTTTTCAATTTGTTGCTCATCTTCTAATGCTTCGTTTTTTATTTTAAAAGCATTTTGAATTTGCTCTATTTTACTTAGTCTGTCAGTTTCGTTTTTTGCTTCTAGATTTGCTTTATCAATTTTTATTTTTTCTTCATCATCTAATATCTTTTTTCTCGCATCAAATGCTGTTTTATTCGCTGCTGCTTCCTGTTCAATTAAACCTGTTATTTGACTTGTTACAAGTTTTTGCTTTCTTAATCTTGCAGTTTCTAAGTCAATTATTTTTGCCTTAGCGTTTGCCTCCGCGTCTAATGCTTCTTTATTAGATTTTGATAATTTATTTTCTTCTACAATAGCATTGAATCTTAATTTTGCAGATTTTATTTCTTTATTAGTAATGTCCTCATCAATTTTTGACGCATCTTGCAAAAACTTTGTTCGTTCTTTTATTGTAAAAACACCTCTTTGTTGTGCCTTTTCTAATAACTCCGCTCTGTTTCTGTCAGCTACTGAACGTTCAACAATTAAGCCCCTGTCTAATTTGTCCGCTTTTGCTCTATTGTCAGCAATTTGTGATGCAATTCTTGCCTCTCTTTGTAATTCAGCAATAAAATCTTTAGTAGATTGAGTTGCTTCTTTAGTCTTTTGTACAATATTATCAACCCCTAAAGCAACTTTTGCCGATGCATTTGCAGCAACCTCCCCAGCCTTGGTAAATTCTCCTTTAAATAATAAAGTAATTGCTCTTCCTAACTCTGGTATTAATTCTAGTAATCCATTAAACCTATTTACAATATTATCTTTTATAAGATTAGCAAAATCAGTAATTGCTTTTTTAGGGTTTTCAAAAACTTCAATAATTTTCATCCCTAAATCGGAAAGTAAATCAGATAGGTTACCTGTTATACTGCCTATAACACCCATGATTTTTGCAAACTTGTTTTGCCCTTCCTCTGAACTTGTAAACGCTTCTTTTACTGCTAAGATTGCAATAATTAGCGCACCTATTCCCGTACCTATAATAGCAACTTTTAGCGAATTAAACCCACCTATTGCAGTTGTCAATCCTGCACGTAAAGATTTAAAAGCCGTGATTGCACCGCCAGACATTTGGTCAAGTGTGCCAGTTAATCCCTTTGTAACCTCATTGGTTTCTGTAACCTCTTTTTTTACAGATTTAATCGAAGTGTCTGCCTGAGTTTTATCAATAATTATTTTAATTACTTTCTCTTCCATAACCTTACTATTTTATTTTTAGTATCACAAAAATCTGTTACAAGTTCATTCTTACCCTTAGCAATATCAATATTATTTGACACCCCTATTAAATCGTTGTTAATTAAATAGTCTAGTATTTCTTTCATTTATGTTTTATCTAAAGTTATATCTGTTCTGTCTAAACTCATACTATAATGGTGTTAAGTTTAAGTTAGCTATATTGTAAAGATTCAAACTAACTTCATTTGTAATTATATTAGTATCTATACTGTTAATTCTATAATAGTCGCCATTGATTTCAATTACATCATTTAATTGTGTTTTTGTAATTAAGTTTAATGGTAAGTTTTTACAAGTGAAATTAAAGTTGCGTCTGTTTTTATTAAACACCTCCAAAATATACTCTTTATGAAAGTTTGTATATAAAGTTTCCGTAATTAACGAGCCATTATAAGCCTCAAACTCTTCACCAAATGTAGTAGAAAAGTTTTGCGCTATAATTGTGTTTGTATGTGATGGAATGTTTAAGTTATAAACCGCCTGACCTATACTATTAAAATCAATTAATTTAAGGGGATTTGTTAATATTCTGTTTGATATATAATGTCTATGCTGTTTAATTTTAACCTCTTTAAAAGTGTCATCAGTTAGCAACGCATACGTTATTTGTATGTTGTCGGGCACACCATTTGAAACATCCGATAAACGCTCGTAAACAACTTGCTCAAATGGTAATTCAAAATCTAAACTTTCGCCTTCTACAATTTCGCCGTTATCGTCTAAAATTTCTAACTCTAAATCACCATAACTAATTTTATTATTAGTTAAAAATTGTTCGGCTAAAATAGTCTGAGGTTCTGAAAACTTAAAGTTAATTTTATTTAAAAGTAAACCTTTTGATACGGTGGTTTTTTCAAAGTCGATATGTTTTGTGTAATTTTTTACGCTTCCTTTTCTGTAGTAATTATTTAAAGTATCTACGTAAATTGTATCATCATCTTGAACTATTGCGATTAGTTTATATTGCTGAAATAAGCCCTTTAAGTAATCAATTACTTTTTGCTCTGGCATATTTTCAGAAATCTTATAAGTGCCTGCAACAGTCCTTAAACCGCTTGTATATCTATATTCGTTTAAGTTCGTCTGTTCTCTTTGTATATTTGAATTGTAACTTATAGGCTCTAATGCTTCAATCCAAAATGTAATATTTTCAAGGTCACCCGCTACGTCTGTATTCTCTAAAACCAATAAACGAGTGCCTACTACGTTAGAGTATTTAAAAACGATTGTGTTACCATTTTTAATATACATATTGTAAGGCTTGTTATTATCAGCCACCGTAGGTATAACTTCAAAATTTATCAATCTCGTTTCACGTTGTGGAGTTGTTCCAAAACCTGTGGCTAACATTGTATTGCCACTTGTAGTAGGGTCACTATCTAAATTATTAGTTAAAGGTACTTGGCTCTCAATAGTTTTACGAGCAGCCGATAATAAAGTGAAAGTATTCATAAAGTCATTTAAACCAAAGAAATCTCTACTAAAAGTAATTCCATAATCAGCCTCAATAGCTTCAATTATTCTAATATCTTTAATCGAGTAGTTTAATTCAGTCCAATCTACACCACTTAAAGCGTCTGCATTGTTGTAAAACAGATTTGCTTGCGTTGCATTTGAGGGCTGAGCCATTGAACTATCATAAATGTAGCGTCTTTTCTTAGAAAATAAAGTAGCAGAAACATCACCTTTAGCTTGTATTTTAGCCAAAGCGTTTCCTGAACTAAAAGTAAAATTATATGCAGACAAATTTAAGTCAGATAGTTTAAATTCTTTTACAATATCCTTTAAAGAAACTAAATTACCATAGAAATCTAAAGAATAACTGATAGGTTTACGACTTTCTAACTCTACTTTTGATGCTTGTATGCGACCTTTTTTATAAAAAACACCATCTAATTCTATAACAGCATCTAAACTTTTACGTAAATCTAAACCATCTACTAGATTTTGATTGTAAAAATGCTTTAAAATACTATTATTATTGTCTGTTGCCGGTACACTAAAGTTATTAGACGTATCTGTAAACACCTTAGTTATATCTTCAATCTTAGCGACTGAGGATTTAATCACTATGATTTCATCTTTAAATAAATCTAGTCTCTTAGTACCTATGTAAATGGCTGTAATCATTTATATATCGTTTATTTCAGAATATGCGTAGTCAAAGTTTATTTCGTAATCTAGTAACCTGTCTTTTTGTCTTGATTTATATTCCACGCTTGAAGAAGTTACATTTACAGGATTAAACAAGTCGCCTTGTAATATCCAAACTTTATCAGATAAAAGAAGTTGTTTAATTAATTCGTTGTTCTCTTCACTAATAAATCCAGTCTTTGCCTTAAATTCGGTATTTCCGAATTTATTGTATATAACGTTTTGATGCACACCATCTATTGGCTGACCATTAGAACTCTCATAGTTCTCACTCTTAACTTTTAAAGAAGTAATTAACTCTTTAAAGAAAGTCATTGTATAAAGTTGCCCAAACTTATTAATAAACCACACATCAATAGGATCGTATCTTAACTCCTCTTTAATATTTAAAGTATGAATTAATACTGTATCTTTTTTAACCTCAATATAAGTATCTGTTAAAGCCTCGCTACATTTAACGTATGCTTTTTTAATTAGTTCGTTTGAGTTGGTTGTTGCTGGTATTGTAACAGAATAGTTAATTGAATTTAAAGGATATGATATAATAGTTATATTTGTAGCCACCGATTCGCTAACTTTAAAAGCTAAATTAAACTGTGAAGTTTTTGATACGTTTACAATAGAAGAACTGCTTAACACATTGTTACTTGGTATTCCTGTATTTTTACCTTCGATTCCGTAACCATAACCACGAATTGCTAATTCTGTACTGACAAATTCAGGAGATTGCGCTACACCTCCAATGTAGTATATTACTTGCGTCTTAACCCAAACAGATGAAGCTCCATCAATTA